CGTTCGAGCAGCGCGAGGGGGAGTGAACATGGACATAAAACTAGGCGTGGATATAAAACTGGTCGAAAACAGCGTAAGAGAGGCGCTGGAAACAATGCAAGCATATATTGACCTGATGGAATGGAAAGATTATGCACAGTATGAGGCGCGGCAGCAATATCCGGTATTTGGATATATTTCAACGGACGGAACGCGGGTGAAAATCAATGATTGATGTCAGAGAAGAAGCCGAGCAAATGGCTGTGATGGAGTGGGCGGAATGGATGGAAACGCAAATCCCGGCGTTACGTTGGCTGCACCATATCCCAAACGGTGGCCACCGGTCAAAGGCCGTTGCCGGGAAGTTGAAGGCTGCCGGGGTAAAAAGGGGCGTACCCGATCTGTGTCTCCCGGTCCCCTCTTATGGATGGCACGGGCTGTACATCGAAATGAAGGTGGAAGGCAGGCGGCCGACAAGGGATCAAAAGAAATGGTTGAAACATCTAAGCGAGGCTGGGTATTTTACCGCGGTGTGTTATGGGGCAGACGAGGCTATTACCGTGCTTAAAAGATATTTGGGGGCGTAGGGGCTGACGATAAGAATGCGGGGCATTAATCATGATGACTGATGAGCGAAATAAATTAATCATGGACAACCTAAACCTCGTTCATTACGTTATTCGTACAAAATTTTGCAACACGAGCGTTGAGTACGACGATCTGGCGCAAACAGGTATGATAGGGCTAATAAAGGCTGCGATAGGGTTTGACGCGTCGAAAGGGTATTCGTTTGCCGCATATGCGATTCGGTGTATATTAAACGAAATATATATACTTTTGAGATATAACAAGCGCCGCGTGCGTACGCTTTCAATATTTGAGAAAATAGAGCAGACGGAAGGGCTAACGTATGCAGATGTGCTCGAAAGTGACTTTAATACAGAGGGAGAATGCTTTGCGACGCTGGATATTAAGCTTGCACTCGACAACAGCAATGACCTCACAAAAAAAGTAATGTTATTGTGCGCAGACGGATTATTACAAAGGAAGATTGCTGAACGTCTTAGAATATCGAGATCATACGTTAACCGAATAGAAAGAAGATTTTGGAGGGCATACCATGACGCGGGGGCAGATCGAAAGCGAATTGCGAACATACCGGGAGAAGTCGGCGCGCCTTGCCGTGCTCCGGGCGCGGGCTGTGGAAATCGAGCATAAGATCATCGAGCTGCGCGCGCGGGCAGAGGACCCGTCTGGCGTAGGCGCGGCGGTGTTGGACGGCATGCCTCATGTAAAATCGGGGACAAGCGTCGTGGAGCGGCAGGCCATACTCGGGGAGCATGACACGGACGAGATACGCGATCTGCAGCATGAGCTGGAGCGGGTGAATGGTCTAGCGTATGAGGTAGGCTGCGAGGTGGCGCGGGTGGAGGCATGGATCATGGCATTGAGTGAGCGGGAGCGGTTTGTGATAAAGGCGTTCTATTTCGACGGGTTGTTCTGGGGTACGATCCGGCGGCGGTATGAGGACGAGTACAAGATGCCGTTGAGTGAGCGGCAGATGAAACGGTTGCGGATACAGGCGATTGAAAAAATAGAAAGGGTGAGCGTGTGATTTACTTATTGCTTTTGATTGTGGGGTTAACTGCGCATCATTTTCGGCAGGCACATAAGGATTATCGGAGACGGATGAAGTTTAAAAAGCGTTGCGCACTCGCTATAATAAAACTCACGAAAGAATGCGAACGATTTGCAAAGGCTTGTAGCGGAACAATAACGGTAATTGTAACCATCGAAAACTGGATCAGGTCGATCAATTTCATAGAACAATATCCACTTACGATAGATGCGGAAAGGAGGGTGCGAGCGAAACAATAACGCCAATGTCCCGAAAATGGCACGAAAATGGCACGAAAATGGCACGTTTTTGGTATTTTGGATGTGCTATACTTATAATGGCAAAGATACAGAGAAGGCCTCGGAGAAATCCGGGGCTTTTGTATTACGGGGAAATGCTTTGGGGGTGGTGGCGATATGCTAGAGCTTAATCGCTTTTATAATATGGACTGCATGGACGGGATGAAGCAGTTCTCGGACAAACACTTTGAGCTTGCTATTGTTGACCCGCCATATGGGATAGGCGAAAAAATTTTTAATGGCGGCAGCTCGTCTGCTTTTATTAAAAGCCAGAGCAGCAAAATGGCGAAGTGGGATATAGCTCCAAGTTCCGAGTATTTTAAAGAATTACAAAGGGTTTCGGTGAACCAAATTATATGGGGTGGAAATCACTTTGTTGAACACCTGCAAAAATTTAGATGCTTTATTTTTTGGGACAAGACAATACACGGAAATAGCTATGCAGATGGTGAGCTTGCGTGGACATCGTTCGATAGGCCAGCGCGGTGTTACGTTGAGAATATAGCGATTACAACATTAGAGGGACGGATTCACCCAACACAAAAATCAATAAGGCTGTACAAGTGGCTACTCAAAAACTACGCCAAGAAGGGCGACAAGATATTGGATACCCATGTCGGCAGCGCATCGTCACTGATCGCATGCGAGGACATGGGTTTCGAGTACATCGGTTTCGAGATAGACGCGGACTATCACAAGGCGGCAACCAAGAGGCTAAACGATTTTAAGGCGCAGGTACGCATGCCGCTGGAGGGCATATGCTGATATTCGTATCATCACCATACCGGGGCGACATAGACCATAACGCAGAAATGGCGCGGCAGTATTGCCGCTTTGTTATATCGGAGGGACATACACCGTTTGCGCCGCATCTGCTATACCCAAGCATCATCACCCGTGACGAGAAAGGTATAGACATGGGCGTCGACGTACTAATCCGGTGCGATGAGGTATGGCAATTCAACGGTATGACCGAGGGTATGGAGATTGAGGGCGAACAAGCAATCATACATGACATACCGGTACACACGATGATAGCAGACGGGAACGGTGGGTATGTCAAACAGATCGAGGACTAACCATGATAGAAATCATACGCTGGATCACTACCCCGAAGTCATGCAAGGAGTGCAGATATTGGAGTAAGTGGCTTAAGCATTGTAGACTGAAACGGTGTAGATATACAGCATGGAGGTAGCACGGTGAATCACGAAAACATAAAAACAAAGCACATCGCAATAAAAAACCTGATGATACAAAACATAACAGCCTCCCGCGTTGACGAAATAATACCAACGCTAGAACCCGGTGTCATGCATAACATAATAACGCAAAAGTCGATAAACGCTTTTTCGATACTGCTTTCGATAATTGGCAACCACGAGTATGTGGATGAGTTAACCATATTGACATACAGGATGTCGTACAAAACCTTAAAGACAATAGAGTTGTTAATTGACGATGGGAAAATCAAGAAAACGAACATAATCGTAAACGATAATTTCAGGACACTATTGCGAGAAAAAGCGCGCGAAATGTTACGCCTAGCGGAGGCTGGAAAGATTAAATTCTGTACCGCGCCGTCCCATGCAAAAATATCACTTATTCGGGCAGGGGACAACCATATAACGATACAGGGTTCCGGAAACTATTCGACAAATCCCAAAATAGAACAATATACAATCGTAAATGATCATGGGCTATATGAATTCTATTATGACTATATAACCATGGTGGGGGAGGCGCAGAAATGGCAAGACCTAAAAAATATACAGACAAACTAATATCAGTAATGGCAAAACGTCTTGAAAAATATATCGACGAAACAGACGTGCCGATTATTAAAGAATTTGCGCATACAAACCACATATCCTCCCAGCGATTGTATGAGTTTGAAAAGACAAACGAAGAATTTTCGGAGGCTATAAAAAGACTTAGGGACAAGAAAGAAGCGCAGCTTGAAAAGCTCGGGTTGCTAAACGTAATAAATCCAACCATGGCAATATTCTCATTAAAACAGATGGGATGGAAAGACAGGAAAGAGATTGCACATGAGGGTGAGCTAAATGTTACAAGTAGCCCGCGCGACGAGATCAACAGCCGAATCACTGGCATTGCTGCCCGAACCACAACGGAAGAAAATACTTGACGGATACAGCGACGAACAACTAAAGGCGCTGTTGTACGATTGGACATTCTGGGCGCGACCTTCGCAGATGGAGCCTGAACTTGCGTATGTAGTGTGGCTGCTATTGGCAGGGCGCGGGTTCGGTAAAACACGTGTCGGCTGTGAGCAACTGATCAAGTGGAAACGCGAAGGATACAAACGTTTTGCGATTGTGGCCCAGACACCGGCGGAAGCAAGGGACGTTATTGTGGAGGGCGAAAGCGGGATACTTAACATATCGCCGCCGTGGGACGTGCCATTATACGAGCCGTCAAAACGCAGGCTGACATGGAACAACGGTGCGCTGGCGACAATCTATTCCGGCGAGAACCCGGAACTGTTAAGGGGCGCGCAGCACGAAAAGGCGCTGGTTGACGAACTTGCGAAGTATAAGTACCCCGAGGAAACATGGGATAACCTCATGCTTGGGTTGCGGCTTGGCGATAATCCGCAAGTGGTCGTAGCAACAACACCTAAGCCCATAAAGACACTCAAAGAAATAATGGCAGATAAAAACACTATGATCACCAGAGGGAGCACATACGAGAACAAGGCGAACCTTGCGCAGACGTTCATCGATCTGGTTGTATCGAAATACGAGGGTACACGGCTAGGCAGACAGGAAATCTACGCCGACATGCTTGACGATAACCCGGATGCGTTGTGGCATCGCGCGATGATTGACGACACGCGGATCACCAAAGCGCCGGAACTGGTGCGGGTGGTGGTGGCAATCGATCCCGCCGTCACTGACAAGGAAACCTCCGACGAGGCCGGCATTGTTGTGGCCGGTGTGGACGAGGACGGGCACGGGTACATCCTTGATGATGCGACGCTCAAGGCGAGTCCCGATACGTGGGCGGGAATAGCTGTACGAAAGTACCACCAGTGGAATGCTGACCGGATCGTGGCAGAGAAGAACCAGGGCGGCGATCTGGTAGAGATGGTAATCAGGACAAAAGATAGGACGATACCATACACGGGCGTATGGGCGACCAGGGGAAAGTATCTTAGGGCTGAGCCGATAGCTGCGCTCTATGAACAGAAAAAAATCAGTCATGCCGGGAGTTTTCCCGACTTGGAGGATGAGCTTTGTGAGTGGACACCAGGCGATAAATCACCAAACCGCCTGGATAGCCTAGTCTACGCCCTAACCGAATTGATGTTGCCGAAGAAAGGCAAGTTGAGGGTTGAAATATGAGTATTATTGACTGGTTTAGGCGGGGGATAAAAAAAGTGAGTGGAGCAATAGGCGGGATTAAAAATCAGTTTTACGACGATGAATACAGCGCCATGTACGACTACATGCAGCTTTGGAATGCGTACTACCAAAACATGGTTAGCAATCTGCTCCAATACGCGGCCAACGAAGAAGTATACAAAAACTCCACCGTCACTTACCCGGCGATGTATCGGGTATGCAACAAAATCGCAACACTGGTATTCTCCGAGCTTCCGCGCTTTTCGTTCGACGAAAAATCACAGGAGCGCATGGATTACATCATCGACAAAAACAGGCTTCTCGAAATCCTACGGCTCGGGCAAACGGAAGTGTGCGGCCTCGGAAACGTGTATATCAAGATTAACACGGATAAAACCAAAGACTACCCGATCATTGAGCTTGTGCGGGCGCTCGACGCAGCCCCGGCATACGTGGACTGGGGCAAGATCACCGAGGCAACGTTTTACACCCTCAAACGCAAAGAGGACAACGTGTATTGGTGGCTGGCACAAACGCATACGGAGATCGAGGGCCGCAAGGTTATCGAAAGCAAACTATACAAGGGCGACAGCGTAAACTTGGGGAACGAAATGCCACTGGACGCAATCGAGGAAACGGCAGAGATTGAGCCCGTTGCCGATCTTAAAACAGAGGCATCGTGGTTCGTGCATTTGAAATCACCCATGCCGAACAACAAAGACCCGTACTCTTGTTTTGGGATAAGCGTTGCGGCGAACAGCCTGGAGCAGATCGACCATATCAACCTAACGATGCAATCATACTTTAAAGACGACAAACTGAAACAGCCAAAGGTAGCGGTGAGCGAGGACCTTGTTACACCAAAGAGGCGTGGCGATAAAACGAAGCCGGTCATCGACTACGATGACGAGTATTATATTATGCTTAACTCTACCAGCGGGGATCAGATTTATAAATCGATCGACTTACCGTCGAAGCAGGCCGACTTCGAGGCGAGCATACAGGGGAAGCTCGACCGGTTCTACGAATCCTGCGGACTGTTCCGTTCCGCGTTGCAGAAGAGCGGTGCAAAGACGGCTACGGAATGGGAGCTTGCGGATAAGGACAGCACGGACACCGGGGCAGACTTCAAAAACTCATGGCTTTGTGTATTGGACGAGTTGTTCCACGCGCTGCTGGAGATCGACAACGCGCATTATCAGGGCGCGGATGTCACGAGTAAGACAAAGCACGACCTGAACCAGAACATCACGATCGAGTTTATGGATTCTGTCAAATACGACCAGCAGGAAAAGGCGGCCACTGCAACGAGCATGTACAATGCCGGGATGATCTCTCTGTTTACGTCCCTGCATGAGATATTCCCGGACTGGGACGATGAGCGGGTACGACAGGAGATCGACCGCAAGAATGCGGAGGCGGCAAGCAAGGCAAAGGTGACGGAGGTTGACTTTTTCGGGAGTGGTAAAGAATGACCCGAAAAGCTATGGCAGACCTTACCCAAGACCTTATCGACATGTACACCAA